AATGCCTCATTTCTTGTCCAACTATGCAGTTTCATAAAAGCATCTTTAATATCATTGGGTATATCATTCCAGAGAACCTCCCTTACTAATCGCTGTTTAGCAAGTCCACCTACATTGTATCCTATATCATTAATAAAGCGATATTCTCTTACCAAAGTTAATATATCCTCTCCATCTTCATTCTTGCCTCTGGTAATTTCCAGTTTGCCCATTCTTAAATCGTGAGCCGTAAAAGTTTTATTTGCCATAATATACTCCTTTATACATCAGTTATATAGAGAATTTTTAAATACATTTTGCCAGTATCTACTAACACCGTGAAGTCTTGTTTAACTCCAGTTTTTGATTCTCTGGCAAGTATATTTATATTATTGTAAATAGCCCACCCAACAGCTGCCAGATATACATTCGTTCTATTATCATATAGATTTACCAAAGTCCCTAAAGCATTCCCTGTCAAACCCGAGGCCTTTATCGTCAACGTTTCCCCGTCGGCTGAAAGTGAAAAATCACCTGTGGTGGCACCTTTTGCTATATTATCAGTCTCTGCAGTTGTATCTCCATTCCATCTGTTTGACAATTTGCACTTCAGAGTATTTGCATTCGTCCCATCATCAATTTCTAAGTAAGAAAGTCTCAGTATCCTCCCCGCTGTCCCATCTCCACCAATAGGGTGAGTAGTCAATGCTCCCAAATATCCCCACTGTGCCGCACTGATTGTAGTAGCTCCGATGTTCTCTAATTGCTGGATTTCAGCCGTAGTAAGGTTTTTTAGCTCTTCTGGTATTGCCTCACCATTTATAACTAAATTTCCCAATACAGCTTCTATTGCTGCCCAGTTAGCACGGATTTCATCATCAGAATCCTTAATTTTGTCAGTCCCTTTTGGTAAAGTTTTATCCCATGCGCACATTTAAATTACCTCCTGTTTACAAATATCTTTTTCTAAATTTAAATTCACAATTACTAGTTCCCACTGTGCCTGTAATTTCCACAGTGATACTATTATCTCCTGCAGCCAGTTTAATGAATGAGCCTGAGAAATGAGCTATATCATCTGAACCTGCAAGTTCTACCGTTCCTTCTTCACAATCTACTTCTACCACATCACCACTTGTTAAGTTACTCGCAGGCTCATATTCAAAATATTTTCCAGCATCGTTATCATTAGTTATCTTAATTTTTGATATATCCGAACCCGCACCGCAAGTAAAAGTAATCACAGGAAATACCTCTATATTTCCGTCATTGGTTACTGTAATAGGCATTCCATCAGGTAGAGAACTTAATAAAAAACTATTCCCCGTTCCACCAGCCGATAAATCATTAGAATTACTTGTCTCATCAGTATAATCCCCATCAAATTTATAGTGAGCAACTAATCCTATCTTATGCACACTCATATCATCTACATAAAAAGTTGAGTTAGCAGTTGTATCTGATTGGAAAAATATCCTGCTTGTAGTCTCTGTTGCCTGAAATACTACAGCAAATTCTGTCCATTCTCCGAGTGTTGCTTGCGAAGTTAGCACCTGGTCAGAGCCATCAGTATCTTCCTTTCCTATTTTAGCGTCGCCTGCAGTTACATAAATATAGCCATCTACTTCATACCATTTACCTACTTCGGTAGTTATATCTTGATATGCTCCTTCGTGGACAGCATCAGTCACAATTTTTCTTGAATATGTTCCTGCGTGAGCTTGTTCATTACTTCTCTCATTCGTAGTTGGAGTGCCTCTATCAGTCCAGGAATTAACTGCTTCCATATCTCCATTAGTTAATAAATTTGTTCGCAAGGCATCAGCATAGCCATTCCAGGCACCGCTATTATATTCGGATATATCAGCGTGGGGATGAGTATAACGCCAGGCAATATAATCTACATAATCTGCGGGGAGACCATCTTTGCCAAAGTTCCAGATGCGGATTTCGTCAATAAGACCAATAAAATATTCTAGTCCACTACTACGACCAACTTCGAAAGCAATTGCATTATCTAAATCTTCTGTAGTATCAGTTACAGCAGTTGCTGCGGATGTGTCATCGACGAAAATTTCCATATTTCCAGATCTGTCTCGGATAGCAACTACATAATGCCATTCTCCATCATTGTAAACACTATCTGAAATTATATTATTTGAATTACTACCATCATATAAATAAAACTCTATGTTCCCTTCAGACGTTTGCCTAATAAAGTATCCTGGCCAACCTTTTTGCACAAAAGTAGCATTTGTAACACTAGTTGTAAACTTAATCCAAAACTCAATCATAAAATCAGAGAGTCCCATATTAAGACCCTTCTGTGAAGCATCGGCAATTGAGGCATAGCCTGAGCCGTTAAGGGATAAAACTTTAGATAAGGGATTAGTATCAGTAGTCTCATCTTGATAATAGCGGAAGGGATCTTTGCTTAGGAATTGGATATCTACATCACATCCCCGATATGTTCCAATGTAATCCCACTCAAAGCTAACAAGTCCGTCCCAGGGATAATATTCAGTAGGATGCAAGGAATTATCGTATAACCGATAACCAGTATTATTACAATGTCTACGCATATTATCAAGTTCAGTTAACATTGCTGCATAAGTAGCTTTACCAAATCTACCGTGCAAAGTCATAATACGAGGATTAATTTTTTGGTCACCCACGATTACCCCCCCGTGCTGTAAGGCTCGATTAGCTGTTTCTTGACGAAGACTAATTGAATTATACTCAAGATTAAATCCAGTGGGGAAAGAATAAACAACTGTATTGCTACTATTTTTTAATTGAAAAGCCATTTTTAGCTCCTTCTCATAACATCATCTGTTGCTTCTGTAATAGCTCTTTTCACAGTATCTACAAGTTCCTCAGTATCTGCTCGTGTATTAAGATTCTGCACTCTTATAACAACTGCTCCTCTCTCAAAATTAATATTTGATGATCCTTTTGTAACTAACCCGCCTGCCTGATAACTTCCACCACTTTTACCACTTCTAACTGCTTCTTTGATCCAATTTGTAATCGGCTTCGGGATTACTAATTCTCCTTCGTGAAGTATAGCGGGGACTTCTCCGCCCTTTTGAAATTCCATAAATGCATTTTTAAGCTCATCAGTGATTAATCCACCTTTTTCAAGACGAGGGAGACTAACCGTCACAAGTCCCAGAGTAGCTGTTCTAACAATCGATTCTACTGCCAGAGCAAATGCATTCCAAATTTGTTTAATAAGATAAACTAAACCACTTAATATACTACCTACTAATTGGAATAGTCCACCGAGTATATTTAAAACAGGGATTAAAATAGCATTCGCTATTTGAACTACAAATCCTACTACATTAATTAAAAGCTGCCAGATAGGTAAAATTGCTTTTATTAAAGAGATTAATCCTAACATTAAATTTCTAAAACTATAACCTCCTTCAGTCATCTGTTTAAAAATATTAATAATCACTCTTATAATGGGACTTAAAAAATCAGCAATAAGCTTCCAGAATTCTTTTATTATCGGCTGACTATTTTTAACTTCTTCAGCCCATATTTTAATTAAAGGGGTGATAGCTTCAAGAATAGGTTGTAAAGCATATTTAAGAGATTCTCCCAGCATTTTCATTGAATTAGAGACTGCATCTATATATGGTTGAAATATATCTCTCAAAGTATTTGCTAAGGGAATTAAGGGTTCAAACAACTTTCCAAAGGCATTTGATAAAGAATTAATTATAGGTTTTAAAGATTCCTGTAATTTTTTATATCCTTCTGAACTCCTAATTAATTCAATAAAAGTATCAATAGCTTTATCAATTACATTAAGAAAACTTGATAAGGCACTTGTAATATCACCTTTAACTATTGCTTTCCCAACTCCATATATTCCACCAACTAATCCTGATAATAATTCACCAACAGGGCCTAATAGATCAGATGCCATATTAGAAATTTTATCAAAGGCAGAAGAAAATGATTGTTTTAATCTCTTTATAACACTGTTCATAAATTTCTCATGTTTTTTAACATCTTTTTCGATTTGTGTAAGTGCAGTTTTTACAGATTTACCAATATCAGCATTTGCTTCTTTAAAAGTAGAGGTGACTACTTCTCCAACTCCCTTTATTGGTGGTTTAATTTCAGCAAATAGACTATCGAACATATCTATTATTGACTGCATAGTATTTCCTATCCCTTGAAGAGTTGTATTGCCTGATTTTTTAAACTCATCCATTATTTTTTGTATTACAGATTTTATAACATCAATTATTGGTTTCATAGCAGCCTGAAATTGCATAGATGTAGCAGCTACCGAATCAGCCATTTTAAGCATTCTTTTGACAAGTTCATCTTGAACATCAGGCATACTTTCTTGGATTCCACCTAATATTCCTCCAGGAGAACTTCCCGTTGCGACGATACTACCTAATTCTCCACCTATAAGTGAGAGTGCTTTTTTAAAATCTTCAGCAGCTACTGCTTCAAGAATTGCTTTTTGAATTGAGTCTTTTTGTCCTAAAAATTCTCTTACGAAAATCAATCCGAAATCTGTTGGTGTATCATAGGCTGTTCTAATGACTTTACTTTTTAACCACATAAAATCTGCTGCTACGGCAGCTATTCCTTGTTTTGCTATTTGGTCCCATTTATAAATACCCCATTGATGCGCATATCGCTCAATTGCTTTTGATGTATCTGCGAGAGAATTGGCAACTTTGTTTAATCTTTGGACATACTCAATAGAAACTGTTTTATCAAGACTTTCATTAAGGTCATCCATTTTTTGTTCAGTAATTTTTAAAGTATCATTTACTTTATTTAATTGCGTATTAGTTTCTTCAGCATCTTTTTTCCAAAAATTCCAGAATTTTAACCATTCAGGAATTTTAATATCTGGAAGCTCAAATTTAAATCCTTTCCATAAATCAGACCACCAATCTTTGATAGCCTGGACTTTTTCTGCCATCACTCTTTTTATATCTTCCCAATCAAATTCCAATTTTCCCAACTTCCACTTTAAATCCCATTTTGGATATTCAAATTCATCAAAAGGTTTTTTAATTCTATCAATCATATCCTTAATTGCTTTAGGAACATCTATTCCAAATATGAGTTTTAATGGAAGTGCAGGAAAGACAGTAGCAGAAACTTGCTCTTGTAAGGTAGGCCATTCGGCATTTATATATGCAGCAATAGTGAGAATATCAATTCCAGAAACTTCTTCAATTGATAGGAATAATTTGTATCCTAATGGATGTTCCTTCGCATATTTATCTATCGCTTCTTTAACTTTTTCTTCACCAAGTTTAGATTTAATTAATCTGTCAAGGAGGTCAATTCCTAATAAAGCTATTCCAATAGGGATTATCAATCTCAAAAGACCTACCATCAACATTCTTGGTGCAACTTTTATCATCATACCTTTTAAAACACTCCATATAAGATAACCCAATACTCCGTATTCTACTGATTTAGTTCCAATTCGGAATATCCATTTTGCTGGATCGGGGAGATTAATTAAAAATTTACTTATATCACTGACAATTTGCCCAATTTTCGTTTCAATTTTATCAACTAGAGTTTTACCTTCTATTGATTTCTTACCTTTAGCATCCTTATTAAACCAAGCTACAATAGAATCCCAGATACTTGTCATTTTTTCTGAGAGGAATTTCCAAGTAGAAACAAATAGACCTCCAATTATCCCAGGAAATTCAATCACTTTTGTAAGAAATTCAGGAACATTAGTTTTAAGCCAATTTCCAAAATCTTTAAATTTATTTATTAACCAAGTATATCCTTTTAGGAATAGACCACCAATAATTCCCCCCAGTTCAATTATACCAGAAAGAACTTTAGGCATATTAGTTTTTAGCCAGGCTCCAAAGTCTTTAAACTTATTTATTAGCCAGGTATATGCAGAGATAAATAGTCCACCTAATAGTCCTGGTAATTCTACTATACCAGCCAGTATAGAAGGAATATTTTTAGAAATCCAATCCCAGGCATCGGTAAACTTTCCTATTAACCAAGTGTATGCTTTAAGAAATAACCCTCCAATTAACCCTGGTAGTTCTACTATCCCAGCTAATATATCAGGTATATTTTTAGATAACCAATTTTTTAAATTCACAAACTTATTTATTAACCAAGTGTAAGCGTTTATAAATAGTCCACCTATTATTCCTCCTATTTCCCAGAGTTTACCACCAAGATAATCCCACATTTTGCCTGCATTTTCTTTTATCCACGCTCCCAAATCAGCAAATTTATTCCCTATCCATTTAAATCCACCTACTGCAACTTTTCCGATGACATCAATTAACTCTGCACTTTTTTCTTTCATAGCATCCCATTTAGTTGCCCAGAGAAGTGCTAAACCTACCACTGCGAGTGTAATTAATCCAATAGGTGATAAAATCATTCCTAATGCTGATACTATTCCTGGAGCTAACATCAAAAATATTCCTGTTAATCCAGTAAAGGCAGTCCCCATAAGAATCATTTTAGCTATAGCTGTTTTTTGCTCATCAGTCATTGCAGCAAAAACTTCGTTTAATCTACTACAAGCATTTTTGAGCTTCTCAGCTTGTTCAGTAACAAATGGCTTAAATAACATACCAATCTGAGTTCCAAGAGCTATAGCTCCCTGTTTTAATTGATTTAAAGTAAAGGTAAGTGTGTTAGTTTGTTTATTAAATGCTTCTTGAGTAAGTCCTGTAGCATTTAATTGTAATTCCAAATCTTTAGCATACCCTTCTGTATCTTGAAGAGCAGCAGCCATACCTTTTAATCCTCTAACATTAGGAAATATAGCTGCAAGCTGTTCAGCAGTAGCATTAGTAAGGAGTTCCATTACTCCTTTTAATCCTTCAGTTCGTAAAGTAGTAGAGGATAGTTCCAAACCAAATTCTTTTGCTGCTTCTTTAGCTTCATCAGTAGGTTTTATGAATGCTAAAAGAATTCCACGAATAGCCGTCATAGTCTCTTCAGTAGAAATACCAGCACGAGTAACTGTAGCAATAGTAGCGCCCAATTCATCAAGAGATAGACCAGCAATTGAAGCTGTAGCAGCAACATTACCAATACTGGGAGCCAAAGCAGCGAAATTTGTTTTTCCTCTCACGACCACGGCAAATAATTTATCACTTACATTACTTGCCTGATCTGCTGCCATTCCATAAGAATTAAGAATAGTAGTAATAGCATCAGCAGCAATACCTGTATCTGTAAGACCAGCAGCAGCAGCTTTTGCAGATGTTTCAAGAACGTTAAGAGCATGTTGAGGAGCTATTGAAGCTGAAAGAATATCATAAAGTCCCTTGCTTAAAGTTTCAGTGGATTCGCCAAAGGTAACAGACATATTTAAAATTTCTTTTGAATATCTCTTCATTATTGGCAGAGATTTTCTATCCAGCATAGTAGAGACATCTGCCATTTGAGATTCAAATTTAGCAGCACTGCGAGTAGTTAAAGCAATAGCAGCTACGCTGGCTGCTGACATTGCTGTTAAAGCCATGCCTAATTTTTTACTGGCCGTTTTTAACTTATTCGACAAAGCTGCAGATTTTGTAAGGCTATTATTATATTTACTAAGATTTTTACTAAATCCATCTGTAATGGCCAAACGCATTCCAAAGCTTCCAGGACCAGCCATCCCTCCAAGTAAAGGCATTTAATGTCTCCTATACATACTTTTCATCTTTGCTTCTCTTTCAGCTTTTTTAGCTTCTTGTTCATTAATTTTTTGTTTTCTTTCATAATATAATTTCCAATTCTCAAACTCAGACCATTCCATTCTCCTTTCTAACTCTGTTACTGTCATTCCTAATTTTTCAGCTAACGTATATTCAAAATATAAATCATCATCTGTTCGGAAACCTATTTGCTATTTCTTTGCGCGCCTCCGATGACATTCCTGATAATTCGAGAACTTTTGAGGCTATTTTCGTTGTTACAGCAGAATTCTTTTTCATTAATTCCGCAGCATCTTCTTTAGTAAAAATAGGGTTGCCATCTAAATCTTTGATATTACTGATTAATATTCCTGCTTCTAGTTGTTCGGGATCCATATCAGCAAATGTTCCATCAGCTGTCATTTTACTACTTGAACTTTCTCGCAACTTTTTACGCTCTGCTAATGTCATTGAAGTGATCAAAATTTCCACATCCCATTCAGGAACATACATTTTCTCAGTTTTAATATCATTGGAACTTAAAATCTTATTTCTTAATTCTCCTGCATTTAATTTTTTTCTCGCCATACTCATCTCCTTATGAATTTTACTTCTTCTTTAATATTAAAAGTTATTTTTTGTTTAACTAAACTTCCCAGTTTAACTTGATTTTGAGGCTTTGCGATGACTTTCCAGTATCCACGGGCACTCATCAGTTTAATTTCAAGCCATCTCTGAGGCATATACCAGAATCTATTCAGAAAGTATTCTTCTGCCTCAAAATTTAGTATATCATCAAAATATAGTTTCCATCTTCTTATATTTCCTACAGTGATTCCGTTTTGTTCCGCTTCTCCATATTCACCTTTTATTTCCATTTTACAACCCAGACTTTAATAATTGACCTGTCCCAGTTATTGTTGCAGATATATCAATAGGTCCATCAACAGGAACATCCATATCAAAATCTGCCCAAACATCTCCATAAAAATATTTAGTCAAGTCGTTTTTTTGAGGATATAAATATATATCTTTTGGTGTGCTCGATTCCATTATATCGTAAAACTTACCCGTGTTTGATCCATCGTAATAAACTGAAAAACTTCCTGACCAGTGCCCCTGTCCTCGGATAGATTCATTCCATTCCTCTCCCTGTTGTGGCGTATCAGCGATATCCTTCGAACTACTTATAGACCAAGAATGAGTTTGACCCACTTCACCTATTCCTTCAAGAATTATAAACCCAAGTTTTCCATGATATTTACTCAATTTTCAATCACCTCCCCTAAGCTCTAAAACTATTAACTTTTTCTATTTTCATCAAAACTTCGTAATTATACCCATCATTTTTTTTATTCTTTCTTCATATGTCTGATTCTTCATTTTCTCTGCACCTGATAATCTTATTTTATCTCTTTCATCATTGTGTGCTAAATAGTAAAAAATCTTATCAGCGCAATCTTTGGCATTTTTATAGATTGCTAAGTCCCTCCCATCCTTTAAATCTAAATCATCAAACTCAGGACGATATCCTGAAAGCAAAAAACCATGAGATGCAAATACTTCATATATTCGAGGACTCAAAGAATACGCAGGAACTTCTGTTACTTTATGTTTTCCTGTCTTTCTATTTGTGATAATTCTTTTAGATTCGTTGATTCTAAAATGATTTAAAGTTATCTTAGCTCCCTGAATATGCTTGATGACCTCATATTTTTTTAAAGTCATTGGAATATAAAACTGTTCAAGTTCAGGAGCTCCTCCTTTTTCTATAGAAGGAAATACACCAAAGAGCTTAAAGTCCACTTTGCCTTGAATTAAACTTGCAAGCTCTTTTAAAAAATCAAGTCTTCCTGGAACTTCTGAACCTATGAAAAATAAGTCCTCATTGTAAATAATCTTCTCCCAGCGTTTAAATTCCGTAACCCATTTATATTCATCGTTGTAGGCTGTCGGTAGATAATAGGTATTCGGATTGAATCGCTTATAAATAGCTTCACAAGATTTATCACAAGTGAATACATAATCATAAAGAGGTGCCCGTTGAATTTCGTAAGCTATTTGGTATGGTGATTCAGTAAACCAGATTGCTTGTTTAATTTTTAATCTATCTTTAATCGACGCAGGAATCCAAGTTGGGATATACTGACCAGTAATATAAAGAATTAAATCAGGCCAGAATTGAACTGCCGAAGTAATTATTCCTTGACAGGCAACTGAATAAATTTGTTCCCAAGCTATCTGTTCGTTTTTATTCTGAAGATTTGTAATAGCTTTTTCATAGAATGTTAATCGTTTATTAACATCAAAAGCATTTACTTCATACCCTAATATTTTTAGAGCGTCTCCAGCCCCATAGTAAACATCTATAGTGGAAATCCTATGCCCTGGCGAAATTAGTAATATTTTTTTAATATTACTCATTCTAATACTCCTTTCTTTAATATTTCTCGACCAATCTTCCTAACCAAGCAAAACTTGGTTGTCCTACTTTTCCTCGCCATTTTCTCCAACCATACCTTACTATTTTTTCATGTACAGTCTCAAAAGAATCATCTATCCAATTTCTAAATTGAGGGTAAGTTAGATTGCGGAAATGTGCAGGATTAGGATTAATCGTTGCATTATTTATACAGCTGAACACGCTAAAATAGCCTCCAGCCCGTAATATCCTCTTAACTTCTCCTATCATTTCCTTTGGCTTCTCAAAATGGTCAATAGCATTACTGCAAATCACCAAATCAACTGAAGAAGTTGGAATCCCTTTGGTATTTTTTAGCCAATCAATTAGTGGGCTTTGAGGATATATTTTTCTATATTCTTCTATGAGAGGATCAACAGCAATTCCCTTTTTAACTTCCAAGAATGGGAGCATCGAAATAGGTCCGCTACCAAGATCAACTACAATCTTATTATCAAGCCGTAAAAGATTAATTCCCATCTGCTCAAGCAATCTCGGATATCTAACTCTTTCTCTCTCAAATTTTTCTTCTCTTTTTATCTCATCAGGAATTGCCCAGGTTGCTAATTCAGCTTTTAAATGTTTATCCATTTTTTACTGCCATAAGTGTAGTAAATACACCTTCTCCTTCGCAATAATTTCGTAGCACCTTGAACTGTGCTTTAATTCCATAGCTTTCTCGGTCCATTTTCTTACCAGGAGTCCAATAATTCCAAAGTGAGGGATGAATTAATCGTTTGTGATCAGGATGAGCAATTGCGTATTGAGTATCCCATTTTGGACAGATGAGTTCAAGGATTCCATTTCTTTTCAATACTCGCCAAATTTCTTCCATTACAAAAATTAAATTTGTTATATGCTCCATAAAATGAGAGGCATAGATAAAATCAATTGTATAATCCCCGAAAGGAAGTCCCTGTTTCTCAATATCTCTGACGATATCTACGCAAGAATGGGGATATGAATCAATGCCAATAAATCCTGGGGGATTAGTTCTCTTTTTGTCTCCACATCCTAAATCCAACTTTATACATCTTGGATCACCATTAGGAATAGCTATTTCATTAGTGGATTTAATTCCTAATTGAACTTGAATATTTTCCATTATAGTTCCTTTAGAAATTTTTTAATTATACTTTTATGCTTGATTGCCCAATCCCAAATTTGATCGATGGTCTTTTCTGGATTAATTTTCGGCTTCCAATATTTAGCAATTTTAGAGATATCAGAGATATAAATTCTATGGTCAGCTGGCCTCCAGTCTTCATAAGTTATTTGGAAAGATTTTCCACCTTTTTTTTCCAGATAGTTCATTACCTCAATCAAAGAGCGAGAAAATTCTGGCCCTCCACCGATATTATAAACTTTCCCTTTATGAGTAGAAATATCTTGCAATAGCAAAAGGTATAAGTTTGCGAGGTCATCTACATTTAAAATATCTCTTACTTGCTTACCATCCCCGAAAATTCTTATTGGAAGATCAAACATTTTAGCGTAGCAGAACCAAGCGGTCCAGCCCTGGGATTCTACTCCAAGTTGGAATTTCCCTGCTATGCAACTCTGCCTACATACCACCGTGGGCACTCCATAGATATGGTAATATTCCTGGCAATACATATCCCCTACATATTTTGAGCAGCCATAGGGAGAATGGGAGAAATGACCTTGCGAATCAACGGGAAAATATTCTGGAATTCCTCTATTTTTAAGCACATTTTCAAATGTTGGGTCTTCACTAACTCCAGATTTAATCCATTCATATCTTGTATCTTTTTCTATCATAGGAATCTCGTTTATAGCCTCGGAATATACCTTGTTGGTAGAGGAAAATATTACTGGCAAATTTCCTCTTTCTCTTGCAAATTCAAGCACATTTAAAGTTCCCATAGCATTGACCTCAAAATCATATTTGGGATAACTGATTGACCAGGGAATTCCAGGATTTGCGCTTAAGTGAATGATCGCATCAACATCAGGAATCCTCTCAAAATCCTGTTCATTTCTTACATCTCCTCTTATTAGCCTAAAATTTTTATGCTTATTTAACTCCTGTAAATTATATTCTACTCCTACTCTTGAAAGATTATCAAAAGCAATAACTTTGTGTCCCTGTTCCATAGCTTTGAGTGAGGTATTACAGCCGATAAAACCACCGCCTCCTGTAATTAATATCTTCATTTTATTTTATCTCCTTTTCAAACCACTCATTTCTAAACAAAATATCAGTTAAAGCTAAGGCAAGTAAATCTAACTCGTCATGATTTTCTTTATTTTTAAGCCATTCTAAATGAAGACTTTCTGCAATTCCATGTAGCACTTCATGAATTATTGATTCCCATATATCTTCTTCAGCTCGGCCATTATCATAAATTCGTATTGTTCGAGTCCAATAATCAATTTGGCCCCACAGGGATTCTCTCTTAAAAATATCAGTTTCTGATGGCTTGTCCACGTAAATAACTTTATATGGAATACCCAATATATTTATTATTTGCGGTTTTTTCATTTTTTATCTCCCTCTTTTTCTATTATTTTACTCGCCTCTAATAAATTTTCTACAATTATCGGACTTAAGGCACTTCTCACCATTATAAATTTGCACCCTAATTTCTCTGCGGCTATCATATCACAAACTGCATCACCTATCACATAAGACTTACTAACATCAATATTCCAATCTTCTATTGCTTGCTTAAACATTCCCAGTTTTGGTTTTCTACATTCTGAATCATCTGGGCACATATAAATAGCATCAAAACAAGTTCCCTGCCTCATCAATTCCTCTTGCATCTTATTATGGATATTTTCTATATCTTCCAGAGTAGCGAATCCTTTAGCTATCCCAAACTGATTAGTAATAAGGATAATAAGAAAATCCATTTGCTTTAGTTTCTTGATAGCCTCTGCGATGCCTGGGAGAAAATGGAAATCTTCCCAGGAGATTACATATTTTTCTGGGGTTACTTGATTTATTACACCATCACGGTCGGCAAATATTGCTTTATTTTTCATTTTATTCGTTTAATTCTTTCAATCCATAGTTTTCTCTTTTTTAGATTTTTGGTGCTGGCATTTGTTATTCCTTTACTATTAATTGATTGGAAAGAAAATGTGTCAAGACAAGGTGCAAATCTTCCACAATTCCGTAATTATCTGATTCTATAATTATACTCTCATCACAATAGTGTTTTACTGTTCCGCCATCTTTACCTAATAATCCTATTATTTTAGCTTTTTTTCGTTTAGCATCTATTGCTGCTTTAACTAAATTTAATGAATCTCCTGATACACTTATTACGATTAAAATATCTTTTTTCTTAATAAATAATTTTACCTGCTCACTATAGGAATAGATAAAGTTTAAATCATTGCTGATTGCAGTTATCAGCCCCGAATTAGCACATAAAGAAATAGCTTTAATTCCCGCACCTTTAGATAAATCAATTGCAAAGTGAGAGGCAGTGGTAGCTGACCCTCCGTTGCCTATAATGTAAATGATGCCTTTACAGTTTTTAATTAAGTCAGCTATTTTCTGAATATTATTTAAATCAAGCTCATGTATCTTATTTTTTAATTCCTCAAAATACTTATCCATTTTACTCTCTAATCAACATATACTATTCTCGACCCTTCAGGATCAAATCTAAAGGGAATTTCCTGTAATGGCCAGAGTGCTTGTCTAACCTTTTCTTTCTTTTGCTTTTCAACAAAAAATAAAATAAATCCTCCATCACCGCTTCCCAATAATTTTCCTCCAACTGCACCTGCAGAAATCCCAAGATTATAAATCCTATCTATCTCTTTATTACTGATTTTTCCTGATAATTTCTTTTTTAAATTCCATGCCTCATCAAGCAATGTCCCAAAATCACCTATCATTTTGCCTTCTTCTAATATATCCTTCATCTCGTAAGCAATATCTTTCATTTCCTTTAAAATATCTATTTTTTGTTTAAAGTCATAAGTATCTATAATTTCGCTTGCTGTCCCCTCTCTCCTGATCCCTGTATAAAATAATAATAAGGATTGGTTTAATTCATCTTTCACTGAAAGCTCACAGAGAACAGGCTTAACAGTTACTTTATCTGGTTCAAATTCTATTAAATTTAATCCACCAAATGTAGCACAATATTGATCCTGTTTACCAATATGTTCATTCAATCTTTCAATTTCAATCGTACAAGCTTCTTCAGCTAATAACCCTCTCTCTAAATATTTTGAACGAGAAGCAGCTAAAACATTCAATAATCCTACTGTGAAACTGGACGATGAGCCAAGTCCAGTAGCCTTAGGAATATCAGCTAATGAAGAAATATCACAAGAAGGAACAGGAATACTCTTTAAACATTCCCTAAATAATGGATGTTTAATCTCATTTAATCCATTAATTTCCTCGACTTTAGAATAGCAAAATCGATATCCCTTTTGAAAACGATGGTTTAATATAATATAAATATATTTATTGATTGCAGTAGATAAAACAACACCAGGTTCATAATTGTAGAAATCAGAAATATCTGTTCCTCCACCAGAAAATGAAATACGCAGAGGAGTTTTACTTATAATCATTTTATTAATTCCTTTTAAAATTAAAGAAGCAGGGAAATTTTATTTCTAACTATTCGTCTTATCAGCTAATTGATTTTATTGTTCCACTTTTTAACTTATATGTTCCTGCAACTGCATTCCTCGCAATAGAGTTGCAAATTGTATAACTCATATCATCATTTGGTATTGCGGTCGTATCATCTATAGTCCATACTGGGTCTCTCCAAGGATAAGCTGGATTAGGGTAAATCTTATAGGGTTCATACCAGGGAGTAGGCACAGAATAAGGATAAGGATTTTTTATTGTCTTTCCTCTTTCTATAATTATAACTGAGGTATTTTTTGCCCTCTCATCCTTCTTCTGTCTCTCCTCTATCAAATCCAATCTACCAGCTCTGATATTATCTATGTCCTGCTTGAGAATTTTAATCTCTTTTTCTAATTCTTTTTTCTCGTTTGTTTTATCTTCTATTTTTTCCAAAGTTTGTTTTATTGCAGACTTTATTAACTTTATCTGCTTTCTTTCTTTTTTTTCCTTGAGCTCTTTTTCGGCAAGCTCAACAAGCCTTTTACTATCTGTCATAACTTATTCTCCTTACTATATTTTTATTTCCCTGCTTCTTATATATTCTTTAAAATCTTTTAATCTTTTAAAGCTCCCTATATCATAAAACTGTTGATTTGTTATATAAGTCTTAATCTGCTTTTCCTTAATCAAAATAGGTAATACTTTTTCTTCTAATGATACTTTCTGGTTTTCAGGAATATAATCTAATATTCTTTCATTTAAAACCCAAACTCCAGCATCTATATAAAGTTTAGCTAATCCATCTTTTTTATAGCGGACTAAATTATAATTATCATCTATTCTACAATTGGCTTTTTCTGCTTCTTTCACTACTATCATTCCTAACTTATTACTCATTTTAAATTTCTTATAAATATCTTGATAATCAATATCCAAATAAGTATCCCCATTAATAATAAAAAAATTATTATCCAATAAAGGTTCTGCTAATTTTAATGCTCCGCCAGTATCTAATGAGAATATTTCGTGAGAGTATTCTATATTAGCTCCGAAATATCTACCATCTTGAAAATAGCGTTTAATTTGCCCTCCTAAATAGCCAGTAGAAAGAATGATATCTTGAATTTTATTCCTAACTAATAATTGAATCAGATATTGTAAAAATGGGTAAGCTCCAATCTGTATCATTGATTTAGGAGTAAGATATGTAATTGGTCGTAATCGAGTCCCAAAACCACCTGCTAAAATTATAGCTTGCAAAATTTACTCCTTAAGTTGTCCCCATTCTTTTTCTTTATTCACTCGCCACTCATCATGTTTAATTCCTTTTTTTTCAAGTTCATTCATTAATCTATCTCTGGCTACCATTTTCTCATAATTTTTATTGACCAGTTTAGGATCTTTTGTCTCTGGAGGAGGTGCTTCATGGGGCAAGTGAATTGCAATAATTTTATCAGTCCTGACTAATTTTACTCCGTAGTGTCTTAATCTCGTAAATAAATCGATATCATCATAGCCTCCTGCACCTCCTCTGAGGAACTCTTCATCATATCCTCCGATAGCTATAAGATGTTTTTTCTTAATACCTGCTATATGATGTAATCCCCCATTCGGAAAATAAGTTATAGTATTATCAGGACTCACATAACCATTATACCATTCATGAACACAATCCATTTGAGTAATTGTAATTGGGTTAGCAAAATTTTTCTCTGTTAAACTATGCAAAAGTGGATAACCACATATCTGATAAAGTGGCGCTCCTATTAGCATATGTTTATCATTTCCAGGATCAGCAAAGTATTCTTTGATAATTTTTACATCATTAGTAGCATGTAGGACTTCTGGCATAGTGATCATTATTAATTCATATTTAGCTTGTTTAATAGCACAATTCATACTATGCACACATATTGTCCAGCCAGGATTATTATTATAGAAATAACGAATATTTAACCAATGGAATCTCTTTTGACATATTTTAACTATATCTGCTAAACCATCAGTTGAACCATCATCTATAATAATAACTTCATCAGGTAATACTTCTTGGACCGCTAATGATAATAGAGCTTTATCAATTAAGTGTGCTCTTTGATAAGCCCCCATAATTACGCTAATCTTCATTTTTTTATCACTCCCCATTCAATCTCTTGATTTGCAACTATAGATTTATTAGGACGCTCATGATATCTTCTGGACTGCTCAAACCATTCTAATCCAGTGATACCATGCGCTAAATGAACACAAATTATATTATTATCTGAAACTTCTTTGATTCCTATCCTATTCAAACGATCAAGAACATCAATATCATTAAATCCCCAGTTTTGAAATCCTTCATCATAACCACCTATTCTCATAAGATTTTCCTTTCTTATACTTGAGCAATAAAGTCCGAATTCATTTCTACGAACTCTAATATCATAAGCAGAAGGAAAATCTTTACCCCATTCCTGGACTTCTTTTCGTTCTGTAATTAATTTCGGATTCTGTAACTCTTGCCAAGTAAGAGTCATAACTTTTTTAGCAAATACAAAATAAATAGTCCCTGCTGATATAAGATAATTATTTACCTTTCGATGCCAGGCTAAATGCTGAGAGACTATATCAGTAACATAAAGAATTTCTGGTTCAGTGAAAATTAATAATTCACCTTTAGCCTGCTTAATACCTATATTCTTGGCAAGTGAACAACTTGAATAACCGGGATTATGATTATAGATATAGCGAATATTCCAATTAGAATCTTTAAATTCTGAATAAACTCTTTCAGTCTCATCGTTACTTCCATCATCTATAACCAAGACTTCTACATCAGCAGGTTTTGTGCATCTCGTAAATAAACTTTGGAGTCCCCTACGCAAATGCCCTGCACGGTTATAGGTTGTAATTATTATACTAACTTTCATTTCTTCTTCCTTTGTATTACAGTCAATCCTTTTTCTTCTAACATATTTTTTAGTTTTTTTGAAATTCTATCTAATACAATTATACTTGTTTTTTTATCTTTTAAATTCTCACTATAAGTATTTAAGCAACCGCCTTTATCGTCAGCATATACAAGTTCTCTTATAGTTACAACTCCATCTTTTACTTTAATTATTTCTTTCATTTTATCTCTCCTCAATTATTTTAATTATTTTTTTCTTATATTTATCTTTAAATCTATTTATATCTTCTTCTAAATCTATTCTCATTGAAGCTACCCAGAGTGAAGTTAAAAATCCACAATAAGGATATTTATAAGATTGTATTTCTTCATTATATTTATGTATTCCTTTTTTTCTTACATCTCTCGCATTTATCGTAGTATGGGATTCCTACTTCATAAGTGAAGTTAAATTCACTAACTTTCATTTTATATCTTCTTTTTAATTATCGGCCAATTTAGAAATTGAAATCTCAATATTGCTCCATCGGGATAACGCTTTGTTCTATTTTCTTCCACAACCTTTCCATCTTCATAGACTCTTGCAATTCCGATTTTGACATTATTATCCAAAATAAAGTAATAGATTTCTGGATCTCCGTCTGCATCAGAACCAT